TTAGCACGTGATTGGGTTGCTTCTGGTCAATTAACTGTTGACAAGTTCTGGACAAAGTCGTATAATAGAAAGACAGAGTGGCAATCTGCATTTGCAGATGGCGTTAATAGACCAGCAGGCTACAGTAGAGGATACATTAAGTGGGATTAAACACAGAAGAACGTCAGGAAGTAGTATATTTTACAGGATATGAAGTAGAGCATACAATATGTTATGGTATGAAAACTTTGTTTGTAGTGGGTACTCCACCGTTGGCAGAAATTTTAGAGCAAGCACGAACACAGCTGGTAACACAAATTTATTTTGGTACTAGCCAAAGTTTTAATCCTCAAGCAGTAACTAATGAAGAATATTCAGCCTGGGATGAAGTTATCAAAGGCTGTTTAGATGCAGGCTTTTGGGTAGCATTAGATTTTGGAGTCGAACACATCGAAGGTGTTATTGAGAGTGGTTATTCAGAATATGCTAGATTTGTGCCAATGATTAGTGTTAAATTACCATATATCAATCAACTTAATTATAATGCAACAATTAAATTAGATGATATAACATGGGGAGCTACCAATCCCGGTGTGTGGACACATCACCTTCAAAGTCTAATGGGTAAGGACAAATTTACCTATTGGGATCAATATACTCAAGATACAGAGATCAAATAATGATACAAGCAGAACGTGAACAAATAGATAGAGTTATGCAGGCTGCCAAGAAAAAGATATGGGTAACTTTCCAACGTGAAGGTATACATTGTTATCCTGCGGCGGCTAATGAACCAACACTAGCAGATGTTGCTTTTTTAGCATCACCGCATCGTCATATATTCCATTTTAGAGTGGCAATTGAAGTTACGCACAATGACCGCGATATTGAATTTATTCAATTTAAACGTTGGTTAGAAGCACTGTATGTAAATACTACATTACAGTTAGATTATAAGAGTTGTGAAATGATATCAGATGATTTGTATATGCAAATCGCTATAAAATATCCCAATCGCGATGTTTGGATAGAAGTATCCGAAGATGGCGAGAATGGATGTTCCGTTGAGTACAATTGTACTCGTCCCTTGCAGTCTGTCACTATTTAAGGAGAATTTTCCGTGGCAAATCCAGTTTGGCTTAAAAAGTATCTTACTATGAAGCCTGAAGTAAGACAAATCTACAACGATTTAGATGCATGGTGCAACTACTGTCGTTTCCACATGATCAAGTATGATGAGGCTGATTTGTATGTTAGCCCAGCGTACAAAGAATGGCAGGAAAAACGCAAACGTCGTGAACAATGGCGTCAGCAACAAGGACAAACTCCAGGCTATCAAGGACGTAGATAGCATGACTGTTTATCTAGTTGATCTAGAAGCAGTCGAAACTAGGTACACGGGACAGTGGAAGTCTCATGTACCTAAGTTGCTCGAGGAACATGGACATGAAGTTTATGTTATTGCAGGACCTCATGATATCCCAGCGGCTACTACTCCGGGTGCTTTCTTGAACTTTGGTGGCACAAATATCTACAAAGCTAGTCAAGTTGAGCAAATAGCAAGATTATTCACAGAAGGTAGGATTGTCAAAGGAGATCATTTCATCTTTACCGATGCATGGCATCCTGGCATCATCAATCTTAAATATATGAGTGAGCTACTGGGTATTCCTGTAACTATACATGCACTTTGGCATGCTGGCAGTTATGATCCGCAAGACTTCCTAGGACGTCTTATCGGTGATGCTCCGTGGGTTAGACATGCTGAAAAGAGTTTCTTTCATGCAGTTGACTATAACTACTTTGCCACTGATTTTCATATCGAGATGTTCTTTACTAATCTATTAAATGATTATCCTACTGAAAATCCGTGGTTTGATGAAGACCTAGCAGAACTACGTGCAGGTACCTTAACAGATAAGATTGTACGCAGTGGTTGGCCTATGGAATATATGCCAGAAACTATTACACCTTATAAGACTACCAAACGTGATTTGATTTTATTTCCACATCGCGTAGCACCAGAGAAGCAGGTTGAGATATTTAAAGAACTTGCGGCCGCACTACCACAGTATGAATGGATTGTATGTCAAGAACAGAACTTGACAAAAGCAGGGTATCATACTTTACTAGGCGAAGCTAAGATAGTATTCAGTGCCAACCTACAAGAAACATTGGGTATTAGTATGTACGAAGGTGCACTCACTGATGCTATTCCAATGGTACCAGATAGACTAAGTTATACAGAGATGTATGCTGAGATATGGCGCTATCCTAGTGAATGGACTGAATCCTACAGTAGTTTCTTACATAATAAGCAAGCATTATGTGATAAGATTGTAGAGTTCATGACTGACTATGATGAATATGCTAAGTTAGTTCCACAGCAGGCACGTAGTTTACATCATGATTTCTTTTCGGCAACTGAACTATTAAAGAATATTAAGTAATGTCAGCATTTGATCCAATATACCAGTTTGAACGAGCATTAGGTGAGCTTACGGGCGCACCTTTTGTTGTTATGACAGATTCATGTACACATGCACTAGAACTGTGTCTACGTTACGACAAGGTAAAACGGTGTCGTTTTACGGCATTTACCTACCTTAGTGTGCCAATGACCATGCATAAATTAGGCATTTCATATGGTTTAGTGCCCGATAATGAATGGGTTGGAGAATATCCTATACTTGGTACACGGATATGGGATAGTGCAAGATTACTACGTACAGGTATGTATCGTAGTGGACAGATGCAGTGTTTGAGCTTTGGCTACAGCAAGCCGCTAGAGATTGGTCGTGGTGGCGCTATCCTATTAGATGATCAACGGGTATATGAGTCATTAATACGTCAACGTAGCGATGGTAGAGACCTAAGGATAACACCGTGGGAATCACAAAAAGTATTTGAAGTTGGGTATCACTATCGCCCAACTATAGAAGAAGCCGAACAAGCACTAGAAAAATTACCCTCAGTAGATCAATCACCTAAATACCATGAATATCCGGACCTACGTGAAATTATTATCAAATAGTTTGACACGTATAATAATTTCACGTACACTTAATGTAAGATAAATATTAGTGCTACATAAAGGTAGCAAAATTCACAATTTAAACCATCACAAAGGAAGGTTATCATGTCATACAACAAAACAAAAACAGATCCCGTCTTGGGACAAGCAGTACACGAACACTTAGTTAAAATGGGAGTAGAAACTCCAACTATTTCAAATGATATTGATCGTAAAGATAAGATTGATAAAATTGAACAGCATTTTACCGCAATTATGCAAACATTAGGGTTAGATTTAACTGATGATAGTTTAGTAGAAACTCCTAAACGTGTTGCTAAAATGTATGTTAACGAAATATTTTGGGGACTCGATTACGAAGCATTTCCAAAGTGCACCACAGTAGAAAACAAAATGAAATACGATGAGATGGTAATTGAACGCAATGTCAATGTCCAATCAAATTGTGAACATCACTTTGTTGTTATTGATGGGGTGGCTACAGTAGGTTATATTCCGAATCATAAAGTGTTAGGATTAAGTAAAATTAATCGTGTAGTCGAATATTTTAGCAAGCGTCCGCAAATACAAGAACGATTAACTGAACAAATTTATCACGCACTACAATACATTCTCGAAACAGATCATATCGGGGTTGTATTAGATGCACAACATTATTGCGTTAAGTCGCGGGGTGTAGAGGATGTAGGAAGTTCAACAGTTACATCAAAACTTGGCGGTTGTTTTAAAACTGAATCAAGTGTACGTGCAGAATTTATGAATATTGTCAACAGCTGCAAAGTTCGATAAAGGAATAGTTATGTTTAAAAGATGGTTAACTCGACTAGTAGATGAATGGCGATTAGATGCGTACGAAGAATGTGTACCAGAACCAAGTTCAAATAGACAGCGTAAAAAGTTTGGTCAGAAGATTGGCAGTGGGAATAAGACACCATCACAGCAACGTGTATCACATAACTACGATGATGACGGAGTAATTACATTTAAAGTATATGGTGCGAATGGTGGGAAGATTGTTGAAGCCGCACGTTACGATGATAAGCACGACCAAGAACGCATCAAACTGTACATCATCGAAGAGAATGCAGACTTTACAGAATCATTGAGTAAAATTGTTACAATGGAGTATATGCGCTAATATAGCGGTTGACTTTTCTGTAAATTAGTGTATAATGTGTATACGCTTAACCCTCAAAGGATGTGTATGAAACGTACTATATTATCGTTATTGTTAGCGGCATCGGTTGGTGCTAATGCCGAAACGTTAAACTTAACTCCCTATAACACCAGCGAATATACCGCTGACACTATTGCCAAAGGCAAAACTGGTGACGATTTTCTCAAAGAGATCAATGCCAGTTCCGCATGGGCACGTGGTTATACAGGTAAAGGTAGTTTAATTCTTATTATCGATAGTGGTATTAACGCCAACCATCGAGAGTTTGCAGGTAGTATATTTGCTACTCGAGACTTTATCAAAAGTAAAAATGGCATAGTTGATGTACAGGGACATGGTACTGGACTTGCTGGCATTGCCGCAGGTAATTGGGATGGTATTGGTATGGCTGGTGTTGCACCAGATGCACAATTGGCTATTGCTAAAGTAACAGATAATACTGCGTTTAACTTTACTCAGGCACGTAATGCATTAAAATGGGGCAGCGATCTTGGTGCAATTGTAGCTAACATCTCAGCAAACTATACCTATGATGCGGCATATCTTAAAAATATGTATAGGTTAAGTGACGGCGTAACCTGGGCCAACAAAGATCCGAGATACGTTGGTAGATTTTTTATGAATGAAAATCCTAACACCTGGGCCGCAGCATTAAGTCCTAACATGGTATTAGTCAACAGTGCCGGTAATAGCGGACGAGCTTATGCAGAGCAACCGGGTACGTTGGCCACAGCCACAGATGCTAACGGTAAGTTAATTCTAGGCGGTCGCGTTATTATTGCAGGTGCATGGGACGTTGATAAGGATGCTGTTGCTGGTTATAGTAACCGAGCAGGCAGTATATGTCGGAGTGTAGTTAACGGACAGTGTAAGGATCTATATCGGGTAAGTGATTTCTATATCTTAGCGCCAGGTAATGCGTTCACAGCAAGTAAGACTGGTGATGCATATAATATACAAACAGGCACTAGCCAAGCGGCGGCTGTAGTATCTGGCAGTGTTGCAGTTATCAATCAAATGTGGCCGACTATGAAGGCTGAAAATATTGTTAAACTGTTAATGGTAACGGCTAATAAGAATATTGCAGGTTATAATAAAGAAATACACGGTCAAGGCCTACTTGACTTAGAACGTGCCACTCGACCTGTGGGTGCATTAGGCATTCCCACTACTGGCAGGGTTAATAAGATTGCATTGTCGGGCGGGTTCAGTACCAATACATCCAGCGGGTTAACAGCAATCAGCAGTAAATTAAGCAGTGTTATGGTTACTGATGATTTTGAACGTGATTACTATGTTGACATGAGCAAGGCCGCAAATACAAAACGTGCTAGAGCCGACTTTAACCCAAATACCAAAGCTAACTTCTACGAGGAATTTAATCCGTATAATAAGTTAAACTTTTACACAGCTAATGCCAAACTACAGTCTGGCGAATACGACTTTAAGTTCAGTGCCAACGATGTTGCGTCTTTAGGCCTAGCTGAAATTGGTAAGACTACCAAGTTAAATGACAGGGCTAACGTGCGTGTTGGTTTTGGTATGTTAAATGAACAAAACACTTGGGTAGGTAATAGTATTAGTGGTGCGTTAGGACAAGTACAGAGTAGTTTTACTACATTTTCTAACTTCACTGGACATTATGACCTAAATAAACATATGAGTGCATTTGGTAGTGTTTGGTTAGGACAAACCGAAACTAATATGCAGTCCACTGGGTTGATTACTAATGTAAGTGCAACTCAAAGCTACAGTTGGAATGTTGGATTAGATTGGTCGCAAGATGCACACAGCTACGGTGCTACCTTAAGTCAACCAGTTACAGTCTATCAAGGCACGGTTAATGTGGATATACCAACAGGATATAATGCCAACGGTACTGTTAATTATTCTAAGGAAAAAGTTAGCATTACTCCATCTGTAAATGAATACGATGTTGGCGCATACTACAAATATCGCACTGCATCAATGAACGTAATTGCCTACGGTGAACACCAAATGAATTACCTAAACCAAAGTGGTGTATCAAACAACGTAGTTGGGCTAAGTTTAGTCAAGGCATTTTAATAAGGAAGTAAAGAACTATGGATATTAATAAAAAGTATTATGATTATGTACACGTTCATGAGATGGTTAATGATATCTCATTTAAAATGTATAAAGATAATTGGCGTCCAGACTACATTGTTGGTCTTACTCGTGGAGGGCTAATACCTGCTGTTATCATGAGTAATACATTAGGTATTCCTATGGAAACACTTAAGGTTAGTCTACGCGACAGTGATAACGGTCCAGAAAGTAATTTATGGATGGCAGAAGATGCATACAATGGTAAAAACATTCTTATTGTAGATGACATTAACGATACTGGTGCTACGTTAGATTGGATTACTAACGATTGGCAAAATAGCTGCCATCCATCCGATGCACACTGGTTGCAAGTTTGGGGGAATAATGTTAAAATAGCTGTATTAGTTGATAATTTGTCTAGTAAATTTAGTCGCTGTGTTGATTACTGTGCAGTATCTATCAATAAAGCAGAAAAAGATGTTTGGATTGTTTACCCTTGGGAAAGATAATGAAATTAAAAGTCAGTGAGATATTTTATAGTGCGCAGGGCGAAGGACGCTTTATTGGTGTCCCGTCGTTGTTTCTACGTACATTTGGCTGTAACTTTACCTGCGGCGGCTTTGGTATGCCACGTGGTGAGATTAGTACAGAACGTAATGTAGTTAAAGTTGAGCAGTACAAAACCTACAACGACCTGCCACTTGTTAATACAGGCTGTGATAGCTATGCTAGTTGGGATCCACGCTTTAAAAGTTTAAGTCCATTGTTATCCATAGACGAAACAGTCAAGCAGATGCTAGATGTTGTGCCCAATAACAATTGGCAACAGGCTAATGGCAACAACGTACATTTAGTTATAACAGGTGGTGAGCCACTATTAGGATGGCAACGGTCATTTCCTAAGTTGTTAGCACATGATGACATGTTTAACTTGCTTAACTTAACATTTGAAACAAATGGCACCCAGGCATTGCATGATGACTTTGCCGCATACTTGAAACTATGGAAAAGACAAGCACGTGAAATTACATTTAGTGTAAGTCCAAAGTTAAGTGCTAGCGGTGAAACTTGGGAAGATGCTATTAAACCTGAGATTGTAGCAAGCTATGAAAAGGTTGGTACAACTTATCTCAAGTTTGTTATCGAAACGCCCAATGACTTTGATGAAGTTGATCGTGCTGTGGCAGCATACAGGGCTGCAGGCTTTACAGGCGTAGTTTATGTTATGCCAGTTGGTGGTGTTGTTAGTGTGTATGATGGTAACAAGTTTCATATAGCAGACGAAGCAATGCTACGCGGTTATTATTACAGCCCAAGATTACATGTTGATCTTTGGGGCAACAGTTGGGGGAAATAGTATGTGGAATAAAATTAAAAATGTATTAACAAATATAGCTCAGCCTGAAACAGGTAAGATTGCGCCTATAACCGAAGGCAAGAAACGTACACAGGTTAAAACACCCAAGGTTGCTAGTGCAGATCCAGCGGCTATTAAACCTAAAAAGCCACGTGCTAGTAAAAAGAAAGTAGTAGAAGATCCAGACAAAAAACTTGCTACTAAAAATGGCGAACCTTGGGTAAAGATATTAAGTATGGATTTAGATCCCGATGATCCAGGTAATGGTGCATTTGAATTAGATTGGAATGATAAATTTGTAGCCAACTTAATACGTGCAGGCTATCAAGGTCGAACAGATGCTGATATTGTAGATAATTGGTTCAAAGCAATATGTCGCAATGTAATCACAGAATCATACGAACAAGATCAAGCCGATCCATCAAAACGCAATGAACGTAGACGTGATCTGGGCAATGGTAGAACGGAAGTAAGTTGATAGTATATGTAAACGGTGACAGCCACAGTGCAGGAGCAGAAGCGGCCAATGCATACTGTTTTTTATCCGATGATCCAGCTATGGGTTGGGATCATTATGACCGTACGCAGACTGCAGCTGGTAGGGTTCCACACCCCGATAATGTCAAAGTTAGTTATGGGCAACGAATAGCAGATCAATACAATGCTACCCTTGTCTGTCAAGCCGAAAGTGGCAGTAGCAATCAACGTATGCTACGAACAACCTACGAATATTTAGAAACCAATCCTAATCCAGATTTAATAATAATCGGTTGGGCAACTTGGGAACGCGAAGAGTTTTTCATTGATGGATATTGGCATCAGTTTAGCGCAAACATGTCCACCGATGGATTGTCCGATGATGCAGTACTAGCTTATAAGCATTGGGTATTGGATAGACATAGTGTACAACAATACTGTGATCAAGCTCAAGAAGCAATATGGAATTTGCATCAGCGATTAGTTGCTGAAAGCATACCACATTTATTCTTTAATACCTTTAGTGGGTTGACTACTTCTACCCAATTGTCATGGTGTAATTCATATTATGAACCATACACCCATGCTGGTTCATTTTTTAATTTATTAAAATCACAGGGTTACACACCTGTTACCCCAACAAGTTATCATTATGGTGCAGATGCACATCAAGCATGGGCAAATCACTTGACAAAAATCATAAATGAAAGTATAATAACTACATGAGATACTTAATCGTAGATGCAGCAAACACATTTTTCCGTGCTAGACACAGCGCACATAGACAAAGCGATACCTGGGATAAGTTAGGCTTTGCTATACACGTTACCCTAGCATCAATTAACAAAGCATGGCGCGATCAAAAAGCAGACCACGTTATCGTGTGTCTAGAAGGTCGTAGTTGGCGCAAAGACTTTTATACTCCGTATAAAGCCAATCGCGCTGTGGCACGTGCTGCCAAGACTGAAGCAGAACAAGAAGAAGAGCAAATGTTCTGGGACGCTTTTGACGCTATGAAGACGTTCTTAGCTGAACGGACTAATTGCACTGTATTACAACATGCTAACTTAGAAGCAGATGACTTGGTAGCAGGGTGGATACAAACACATCCAACTGACCATCACACTATTGTGTCAAGTGACACGGACTTTTATCAATTATTAAGTGATAACGTTAATCAATACAACGGTATTAGTGATGAATTACACACCCTTACCGGTATATACGATAAGAAAGGTAAACTTGTTATAGACAAGAAAACTAAAGAACCTAAAAAGATTCCAGATCCTAAGTTCATCTTATTTGAAAAATGTGTACGTGGCGACCCTACTGATAATATCTTTAGTGCGTATCCCGGTGTACGTACTAAAGGCACTAAGAACAAAGTAGGTCTAGAAGAAGCGTTTGGTGACAAAGACAAACAAGGTTATGCTTGGAATAACCTAATGCTACAACGTTGGACTGATCATAACGGTGATGAGCATCGTGTGCTAGATGACTACAATCGTAACGTTACGTTAGTAGACTTAGCAGCACAGCCTAAAGAGTATAAACTTATGATAGAAGAAACTATCAAAGCTAATGCAACTGCACTTAATCGTCCTATGGTAGGTGCGCAGTTCTTAAAGTTCTGCGGCAAGTATGACCTAGTTAAACTAAGCGACAATGCCAGCAACATGGCAGAATGGATGTGTGCTAGTTATCCTGCGCAAGCAGTAACATTGTATCATTTAATTAATTAGAAAGTAAATTTTGATAGATAAATCACAGAAGTTTTTAGCACTAGACTTAGAATTAAACCAACCCAGTGGTAAGATCATTCAGGTTGGTATTGCCATTGGCAGTGCCAATGATAAGTTTGAAAATTACATAACTAAGAAATGGTATATCGATCCAAACGAGCCGATTGATCAATTTATTATCGATTTGACTGGTATTACTGATCACGATATTAGATTAAACTGTGTAAGTCATGCTACAGTTGCACGTGAACTCAGTGACTTAATCAAACAACATAACACTTGGATCAACCCAATCACTTGGGGTGGTGGTGATAGTAGAGAACTGTTAGATGAGTTCTGTAAAAATTATGCAGACTTTCCACACTTCGGTCGTCGTTGGATTGATTGTAAAACGTTCTATACGTTTATGATGTTTGCACGTGGCAAGAATCCTAGTGGCGGGCTTGCTAGTGCTATGGGCACGTTTAAACTACAGTTCAAAGGCACAGCGCACAGAGCAGACATTGATGCAGTTAATACTCTCGCACTATTCTTTAAGTTCTTAGAGCGACAACGTGGGCTTGAAAACTTATTACATGATGCTAAAATTATCTAGTTATCTTATACTGGCCTGTAAAATTATAGGCACTGAATTAGAGTTTGACAATAAATTAAAAAATATGTATACTAATATAACAATATGGAGAAAATAATATGGCACATGTAATAGATAAGACGTTCGAGTTTTGCTACGGTCATCGGGTGTGGAGCCAGCAATTAAATGGCGAGTATGCTGCAGATTTGAAATGCGCTTGCAGACATTTACATGGACACGAGGGCAAGATGCAAGTGTTCTTAAAGAGCCCGACTGGCACATTAGATGCAACAGGTATGGTAACAGACTTTCGTCATTTAGAATGGTTGAAGAAATGGATTAATGAATATATTGATCATCAGTTTATGCTGGATGTTAATGACCCATTGTTTGGTCAATTAATTGGCACACGTGCAATGATTCCAGTGTATATTCCAGAAACAGATCAATACGCAGGTAGTACGCTTGATTTGAGTGACTTGGAACCGAACACACCGGAGTATGAATACTACGAAGGTTTCTTTATTGTAGACTTTGTTCCTACTAGCGAAAACTTATCCAGCTGGATGGCAGAGTTAGTCGACGCTAAGATGAAAAAGTTAAATGTAACCGTGGATCGTATTGATTGGTGGGAAACTCCTAAGTCACGCAGTACTTTTATTAGAGGCTAACTATGACTACTACCGTCTTTGTCTTATTGGCATTGTTTGGCATTAAACATTTTATTGCTGATTTTATTATGCAGTATGATTACATGCTGCGTGAAAAAGGTATATACGGTGCCACGGGTGGTATTCATCACTCATTAGTGCATGCTAGCTGGACATTCTTAATCCTAGTGTGCTTTGTCAATCATGCTAACGTTATTATTGGTCTAGCGTTCTTAGACTTTGTTCTACACTATCACATCGATTGGGCAAAACAACAACTAAATAAGGGCCTAAGCACCACAGATCGCATGTTTTGGGTTTGGATGGGTGCAGATCAAGGACTGCATTACTTAACATATATTGGAATTATCTATGTCGGAACAGTATAAACGCTTTTGTCAATTTGAAAAAACCTGCGTAGGTGCAGATAGTTGTGAAGGACCAGTATTTAATTTATTAGCACGAACCATTGTAAAGAATAAATGTTGGGTAGTTGAAAGTGACGGTACCAAAGTTGCTACTATTCTTGCCAATGACGGTAACAAAGGTGTTACATTAGTACATGACGGCCAGCGTGAACAGTTTAGTAGTCTAAAACTGTTAAGCGATCGATATAACATTATTATTGATAAAACCAAAGTAACTAAAGTAGCAAAAGAAACCCACGAAGTATACGGATACCCTTGCGAAAATAAACCGCAAAATGCTTTATGGGACGTACAACATAAGTTGCCAGTGTTTACTAAAGGTAGCAAAAGTAAGAGTTTCTTCTGTGCAGGATACTATATTGTACAGTTTAATAATGGATGGGTAAAAAGCTATTGTCCAAAATTAATTACTTTAAATAGGTATCCATATCAAGGTCCATTCAAAACACAAGAAGAACGAAATATTCAATTAAAAATAGCAAATGGGGGTCATGATGGAGAATCAACTTAGCCTGCATTTAAAGGCATTTAACAACCGAGTTAAGGTAATGAATCAAACTAACAGTAAAGATCTAACACTATCTGCCACAGATGTTAGAAATTTACACAACGATATATTTGAATTACTAGCACAAATTGCAGCATTAACTGCTATTAAAGAAGCAGAAGAAGCCGAAGCAGTAGTTAATATTGAGATGGATGGCGGAGGTTTTTAGAATTATATATGTAGTTAATTGGCATAAATAAACGTAGCAAGGATACTTTATGTCAAGACCAAAGCCGACAGTACTATTAGAGCATGTTAATAAAACAAATTACAAGAGTGATCAGATTCTGGATTCAGAAGGTATCTGGGCAGTCTTCTTTGACAATCAACCAATCAATCTAAAAACGCAAAACATACTTGTAGCCTACCCTGGTCCAAAATACAAGAAAGTGTCATTTAGTAACCCCGGTCACGCAATCAATCTCGCTAAGAAACTTAATACGCTGTTTAAGTCAGAAAAGTTTTCAGTTGTACTACTTAAAGCTGGCGATATCATCTATCCATAATCATGTTACAAGCAGAATGGCAGGCTAAGTTTTACGCTTTAACTCCATACTCAGTAAGTCCTAGCAGTTGGTGGTATAATCCAACTAATCACAACAGTTTACGATTGACCCAAAGAGCCTATTTGGAAGTACGTAAACATGTTAAATTCTATAAGTTTGAACTTAGTCACGATATACGTCCTAAAACGTTTGTACAGCTAGAGCGTTGGTTTAAGGAGCCGTATTACGTACAAAATCGTAAGACCATACACATTGTCAGCGACCGTGATGCTATGATGTTAAGCCTACATGCTAACAACCTACAACAATATCTTGACAATCAAGAACTTTAATAGTATAATATAGACATTAATAAGGAGTAAGACATGAAGAAGCTATTACTAGCAACACTGTTATTATCACTTAGCACCACTGCAGCCGCAGATGGTTATTACAATCGATACTATCATAGCAACGGTAATGACGTATTACTTCCATTAATTGTTGGTGGTACACTAGGTTATATTATTGCACAACCTCGTACTGTAGTGGTACAGCAACCACAGTATACACCACTACCAAGTTATGTTCCAGCTAACAACGAACCAATCTACCAATATCAGAACATTTATGATGGTAATTGTGCTTGTTATCGTCGTGTTTTAGTTCAAATCAACTAAGAAAGGACCTATATGCGGTATCTTATTGCAATGGCAGTAGCAGTTGCAGTTCTCAGTGGTTGTGCAAAATTTAATACGTGTTTTAACTGTCGACACGCCTCCTCATATAATAATCCAAATTAACGATTGACTTTTACCTATTAAGAGTGTATAATAGCACTTAATAGTTAGGAGTCAAACATGTCATCATTAGTAAGCAGAGCAAGAGCATTTGCTGCACATGCGCATCGCGCAATCGGTCATAAACGAAAATACACAGGTGAAGACTACATTGTTCATCCTGCCGAAGTTGCGGCTATTGTTGCCACTGTTCCCCACACAGACGAAATGCTAGCGGCCGCTTGGTTGCATGACACCGTAGAAGATACTGGTGTTACTATCGAGGCTATCCGTGCAGAGTTTGGTCCAATTGTTGCAATGTACGTAGCAGACTTGACTGATGTTAGTACTACCGCCGACGGTAACAGAGCAGTGCGCAAGGCTATTGATTTAGCACACACTGCTAGTGCGTGTGCCGATGCTAAAACAATCAAACTTGCTGACTTGTTGTCAAACACTGCTAGTATTGTTGAGCATGATCCGGGCTTTGCCAGGGTGTACCTTAAAGAGAAAGCCGCAATGCTTGAAGTAATGACTGACGGTGATGCAACACTGTTGGCTCGTGCTAAAGCTACACTAGCGGCTGGACTTGCTAAATTGGATGGCAAATAACGGTTGACATTTTGGTAAATTGACTGTATAATGTTACACATACACTAACAACACAGGAGTAATAAATGGCTTATATTAGCGCACAAGATGTAAAAGCAATACGTGACGAACTTAAAGCAACATTTCCTAAATTCAAATTTGGTGTACGTAAAGGTTATGCGGGCAGTTCAGTTGATGTAACTATTAAACAAGGTCCAGTTGACTTTGCTGAAGTGTTTGACGATGGTCATTTACCTACTAAACGTAAATATGTTCAAATTAACGAATATCATTTATATAACTATGGCAAGTACGAAGCGTTCTTTGAACAGGTATTAGAAATTATCAAGTGTGCCCCGGCTCGTGCCGGTGGTCGTGCTTGGTTTGATAAAAGTGATTCGCAAATAGATTATTTCCACATTGCCTATTACATTCATTTAAACGTAGGTGAATGGGATGAGCCATATACCTGCACAAAAGAAAAGGAGTTTGCGTAATGAGTAAAAATTTACAACGTATTTTAATTTCAATAATGTTAATCATCGGTTATGTAACATTAGGATTACTTGGTGAGAATGGATCGGCGTTACATGACCTATTAGGTAACTTTGCTGTTGGTTGGGTAGTTTGGGAAATTGCCGCAGGTATTGTTGGTGATTAATCAGCACTTGACAAAACAAGAATTTGATAGTATAATCTGTTTTGTTACATTTAATAATTAATTAGGAAGGATTTAAAATGGCGGCAATGACTGAAAATAGAACTGTTACAGCAACAGAAGCAAAGGCGGCAATTTTACGTTGCTTTACAAAACAACGCCCATTATTTTTATGGGGTCCTCCAGGTATTGGTAAAAGTGAATTAGTAGAAGGTATTACTAAGGACATGGGCGGGTTGATGATTGACTTACGCTTGGCACAAATGGACCCGACGGACATACGTGGTATTCCTTACTTTAACAAAGACTTGGGCGTGATGGATTGGGCTCCGCCAATTGATTTGCCCACAGAAGAAATGGCTGCACAATATCCGATTGTGGTATTGTTTTTAGATGAGATGAACAGTGCGGCGCCGAGTGTGCAGGCAGTTGCTTATCAACTTGTATTGAACAGACGTGTAGGCAAGTATAAACTGCCTGATAACGTTGTGTTGGTAGCGGCAGGTAACAGGGATGGTGACAAAGGTGTTAGCTACAGAATGCCAAGTCCACTTGCTAACAGGTTTGTGCATTTAGAAATGCGTGTAGACTTTGATAGCTGGTTACAATGGGCTACTGAAAATCGCATTAACAAAGACGTTATTGGTTACATTAGTTTTGCTAAACAAGATTTGTATGACTTTGATCCAAAAAGTTCAAGTCGTAGTTTTGCAACACCTCGTAGCTGGACGTTTGTTAGTGAGTTGTTAGACGACGGCATGGCAGATAGCACTACTACAGATATTGTAGCAGGTACTATTGGTGAAGGTACTGCTGTTAAGTTTATGGCGCATAGAAAGATTTCTGCTAAAATGCCTAACCCAACAGACATTTTAAATGGCAAGGTTACAGAACTTGCTGTTAAAGAAATTAGTGCTATGTACAGTTTGACAATGAGTATGTGTTACGAGTTGAAAGATGCGTACACTAAGATTGGCAAGGAAGATAATGCTAAATGGCACACTATGGCAGATTACTTCTTTAAGTTTATGATGGAAAACTTTACAACAGAAGTTACTGTTATGGGCGCACGTGTAGCGTTAACAACTTTTAACTTGCCTTTTGTGCCTAACAAGTTGAAAAACTTTGATGAGTTCCACAAACGCTTTGGCAAGTACGTAGTAGCGGCAGTAGCATAATAAGGAAAAGCCCCGCAAGGGGCTTTTTACATTCGATGAGTGATTTCAAAATAACTAAGATGGACCGTAGACATACTGGTCACGAACTGTTTAATCATTATATAAATTATAATGTTTATGTTCGACGTGGGTTTAGTAATATATCAGATAACGAATTAAATTTTCTCAAACACCGTGTTTGGTTTTGGGAGAAGTTTGGTCCAAGCGCCGAACTTGGTAAGTGTCATCGAATAAACAGTCTTACCCACCAAACTCCAAAGTGGGCTTGGCAATCTGATCACCACCTATTAAGAATTTATGTAACGGAAGAAGCATTGGCATTCTTCACCTTGGCACACAGCACTTGACAAACACCACATTTGAATGTATAATAGCTGTTATAGTAAACAATTAGGAGCAGGTAATGGCAACAGCAACAACTAGCGCAGAAAAGAAAAAAGTTGTAACAGTAACAGACGCACGTATTGATGCGGCTGTACGTGAAAAACTTATTACGGCACGTATTGCGCTATTGCTTAAGGCGCCATTTTTTGGCAACTTAGCAACACGCTTAAAATTAGTTAACGCTGATGAGTGGTGTAGTACTGCGGCTACAGACGGACGTAATTTTTACTATAACAGTGAATTTGTAAACAAACTGCCACAGAAACAAGTGGAGTTTTTAGTTGGGCATGAAGTGTTGCATGTAGTTTACGATCACATGGGACGTAGACAAGATAGAGATGCGCAATTGTATAACGTTGCGGCAGACTATTGTGTTAATGCTGATTTAATTAACAGCAAGATCGGTGAGAAAATTACAAGTGTGCCGATTTTGTATGATAAAAAATATGCAGGAATGAGCTCAGAAGAAGTGTATGACTTGCTGTATGAAAACGCTGAAAAAATTAACGTTAATGATTTGCTTAAACAATTGTTAGATGAACACTTAGATGATGATGACGATGCTGGTGAAGGCGATAGTGACGGCAACGGCGAGGGCAAAGATGGTCGCCCTGCTAAAATGACTGCTGAAGAAAAGAAAGCATTGCGTGACGAAATACGCGAAGCTGTACTACAAGCGGCAGAAGCGGCAGGTGCAGGTAACTTGCCAATGGGTGTTAAACGTTTGATTAATAAGCTAACAAACCCACAACTAAACTGGCGTGAACTGATTAGACAACAGGTACAGAGTTTAGTACGTGCTGACTTTACCTGGGCACGTATGAATAGAAAAGGGCAACATTTAGATGCAATTTTGCCAGGTAGCAACTTTGCAGAAACAATTGATGTTAGTGTTAGCATTGATGCGTCGGGCAGTATGAGTGAAGGTATGTTGCGTGATATCTTAAGTGAAGTTAAAGGTATTATGGAGGCGTTTGACGACTTTAAACTTGATGTATGGTCATTTGATACAGATGTTTATGGTTACGAAAAATTCACGCCAGATAACATTGACGACATTGACACTTACGAATTACAAGGTGGCGGTGGTACAGACTTTGAATGTAATTGGGAATTTATGCGTGAAAATGAAATTGCGCCAAAATTGTTTATTATGTTTACAGATGGTTACCCAGGTGGTGGTTGGGGTGACGAGAGTTACGCAGACACATTATTTGTAATACACGGTACTACTAGTATCGAAGCGCCGTTTGGTATTACAGCTTATTATGATTTATCGAAAGGATCCAATTAATGTCAGTATATCAAAGTTTTAGTTATAGTCCTACAGAGTTAGCAGAGCAAATGTCTAGTGCTACACACGACACACTTGCTTATCTATGGAAGTACAAATACATCACCACCGAACAGTATAATGAATTGTCGGGTAAAATAATGGTTATGGCTGTGCCAAACCGTAAAGGGTTTGGTAAGAAATTGTTAGAATACTTCTTTGGTGATAATAAAGAAGAGAATTCTTGGGTTTTTCCTATTGTGGAAGTAGCAACCCACTATAGACCTGCTACTCCAGAAAAGCCAAAGAATGTAACTCGACTTAAAACCAAACCTAAGTTAGAGGTGGTTGAGTAATGAGTACAGGTAGGCTAAAAGACCAAAAAGACTTTGATCTTGAACAGATTATTCGAGTCATTGATTCTGCACTAGAGTCAGACGATCAACGCATTAAGGACTCCTTACGTGCGCTTATGACTATAACTGTGCTGTGTACATCAGAACATCCTGATCAAATGCTACGCAACGGTCCGCTAGCACGTGTGTTTGAGGATATGCGCAATCTTAATCAACGATTAGGTCGTTTAGAAGATGATCTAAACAAGATTAAATGGGATCAACAAAAGCGTCAAGTTGAACCATTTACACCACCATACAATCCGGGCAGTCCGTTTGGTCCGATCGGTACACCAACTACTTCTAAACCAACTCCTATGTGGGGTCCAAGTTGGAGTGCCGGTGATGATCCTAACTATAAAGGCGCAAGTTCTGGTATGCTTGCTGAAGACTTCATAAAAGAATTGGAAAAACGATAATGGCCTTAGGTTGGGATGATGTACAGCGTATGAAACGTGTAGAAGCTCGAGCAGAAGAGCTTGGGTTTAAGTTTTCTTCTTCAGCTAATTATAACTATGGTGCTAACAACATTATAAGTTATATCTGTTTAAAACCTAAGGAAGATTGTTTACCACACTACAGTCGTGATGCCGATATCTTTATAGGTACACTTGAGGAGATCAATACCTGGTTAACTGGCGTTGAATGGGCTCGCGGCTACGAAGAGATGCTTAAACTTGGCAATGATAAGAAACGTAAGGAAAAAGAACAAGTCGAACGTAATCGGCAATTACTACGCACCATTAAAACTGGTCGTGAAGTTAAAGGCACTGTCGGATGTACCAGTGTTGACGAATGGCGCTTGCATCTTGAAGAAGAGTACGATATTGACGACGAAGTTGATTACAGTGCAATACCATTTTAGGAAAAATACTATGACAAAAATAATTGAATCATTGCCCTATGAATTAAGCGAATGTACACCCGAACAAGCACCGTGGACTACATTAGTAGAAGAAGACTTTCACATTGCTATTTTTAAAGATGGCTTTCCTGTCAGCTACGGGCACCTGCTGTTTGTGCCTAAGTATAATACCGTAGATGTGTTAGCCGACGCAGTAGCTGATGCCATTGCGCAAGGACAACGTATGGTTGCCGAAGGTAACTGTGATGGATATAACATTGGCATTAATGTTGGTGAAGCGGCCGGACAAACAGTTGCTTGGCCACATGTACATATGATTCCTCGACGCAAGGGTGATGTCACTGATCCACGTGGTGGTGTGCGTAATGTTATTCCTCACTTGGGTAATTATAAGAGCAAAGGAATCGGTGATGCCTACGACGAAGTAAATAAATGGTATAGTGACTTTGGCGATGCTAGAGATTAAGGAAAAATAAATGAATCCAAATGAAAACACTTGGGGAGTTTGGTCCATTACATACAAACATGTTATCTCAACTCCAGCATACAATATGATGGAAGAAACAACCTGGGCTGATATTTTTGAAGAACAGTTAGACTGCACAGAAGCCCACGCAGAAATTAGTCGTATTATGCAGTTAAAATAATGTTAAAACATAACGAACCTAACCCACTCAATGTACACGGACTAAGACAACTTAGTCATTGCCCGCCTCACTTTACTCCTGTAATATTCGACCTTGCTGTACAAGACAAGGATCTGGTTGACTGGCTCTATGAGAACTTAGAAGGACGCTTCTACTCTGGACAGATTGATGTCAAGCAAGAGTCTGGTGTTATCGCACGACAATATTGCATCGCATTTGAATTGGCTAGTGAAGCTAGTTATTTTGCCTTGTTTCTACCTCAACTTAATCAATCTAATATTATGTGGTAATAAAATATTTCCACCTGTTAAGACCATGGTAAATAAAGTTATCCCAAGGAGAACTTTTTAATGGCCAAAGCAGAAACAACCGCAACAGAAAATTCAACGCCTGTTGAATCTAACGAAACACAACAACCACAAGTACCAAGTTTAACAATTCAAGATTTAGTTCTTGTTGCACAAATCATCCAACTTACCTCACAACGCGGCGCATATCGGGCCGAAGAGTTAGCCAACGTTGGCACGTTATACAATAAATTAATTGCATTTTTAGACAGCGTTGGTGCAATTTCTAAACCAGAAACTGCTGCACAGGAGTAATACTATGATTAAGCACGTAGGTAGACACAATAACAAGCGAGTTGTTATTGCATATAGACAAGTACCGGACGAAGATCACATGTGTTTAGTGATCTACAGTGAAACATTACCAATGCGCATTCATGATGAATTAATGAAGGTGTTAGAAAGCGACATTGGTCAACAGGCCAATGACTTTGCTGATGCACTATTCCGTCATACTATGGCAGATGGTCAAAATTGTTTAACTACAATTCACCGCGGTGGGTTGATGTCAAAAGTACCAACTAACCAAGTTATTGTAACACCAACTTCAGCTAGTTCAGTACGCTTAGATGAATTAAACACTTTACTAAATGAAATTGCTAAAGGTGAAGCCGCAACTGAAAAATTAGCCAAGGCAGATCAAGGGCAAAGATGGGAAGGTAGAGAGTTAGGTGAGCCGGCAAGAACTACGGCAGAAAGTGTAAATACTACATCAGCTAGTGTTAACACAGATGGTGTATTGTCCGATGCTGATATTGCAAATCAACGCATAGCACAGGCCAATAAAATGGAATCTGAAGCTAAGAGTTTATTGGCTGAAGCTAAAAGATTAAAAGAAGAAGCAAACGCACTAGCACCTAAGGTAACTAAGGCAAAAGTAGCAAAAGCAACTACAACAACAACTCCTGCGAAGAAAACAAATGCCAGAAAACCTACCACAACCAAAAAAGCCGCGGCGTAAAGCTACACCAGGCAAGAAACTTAACATGAGTGTTAAGAAACGTTGGCAAGATATTGTTAGAGACGTTGATAAAAAGGAAGTGCCAGTTACCGTGCTACAACGTATTATCGTTAAGCTCGTTGATGGCACTGACCTTTCAATTGATGTTAAACAATTACTCGATGACGGACAGGACCCAGATGATATTGAAGATTTGCTCAATGCTAAGTTTCAAGACCTAGACGAGTATATTGAAACTGTAGACTTCTTTATTGACATTGATAAAGTAGTTGGCGCTGTTCAACCCGAGACAGACAAGGTACTTAAGAACCTATGATTATATCAATTTTAGCTTCTACCAATACTGGAGGTATTGGTAACAGAGGTACCTTGCCTTGGCCACATAATAAAGAAGATATGCGTTGGTTTGCTCAACACACTACAGGTAATATTGTAGTCATGGGTCGTAACACTTGGGATGATCCTAAGATGCCTAAGCCATTGCCCAATCGTGAAAACTATGTTGTTAGTAGCCGACATGTAGCACAACAATATCAACACCTGGTTAAATGGATTCCTAGTAACCCTGTAGAGAATATACTACAGTTACAAAAGGATAATCCCTCTAAAGATGTGTATGTTATTGGTGGTCGACAGTTATACGAAGCAACAGAAAGTATTGTTGATAGAGTATTACTTACACGAATCAAAGGTGCTTGGTTTACTGACACACGTATTCAGTTGGAAAGTATGCTGGCATGCTTTCAAATTAAATCAGTTAAGCCCGGTGACAACTGCACCTACGAAACGTGGGATCGAGTAATGTTTTTTAAATAATGAAAATATTAATTGCAGGCGATTCGTGGGGGTGTGGCGAATGGGGGTGGGGAGCCGGCGAACGGAAGTGGGAAGATGGTGATGAATTAGATGAGTCTTATATTATTACTCACCGTGGTTTAGAGTACTATCTATTAGAACTAGGTCATGCTGTTACTAATATTTCCCAAGGTGGTGCATCTAATAAAGAAATATTAGTAAAATTACAACAATTAGAGTTACGATGCTACGATCATATTATATGGTTTCAAACAGATCCTATCCGCGATCTACGTCCATATGGAGATAAATGGGTTGATACATTTGAGAATTTACTTACCAAACAGAATAGTCTAATAGATAATACCTATAAAATATTAAATTCATTTGATAAAAAAATTATATGCCTAGGCGGATGTAGCAAATTAAATCTAGAATTAATTGAACAGTATACAAATTTATCTCCTGTTATTCCCAGCATACCCGAATTGTTAATGCCCGCGTTTATTCATCCTAAAATTTGGTTTTCGGACTGGATCGATCAATCCTGGCGGCATTTCGATGTTGACAGCTTGGACAATCTAATATATAATAAAACATTACAGGACTCAATTTTTGATAATAAAGAATTATTTTGGCCCGACGGAAGACACCCAAATCGGCATGCCCATCGAAAACTTTTTGAATATCTAATTACACATGAAAACATATCTTGACGCATTACATACAGTTTTAAATAATGGCACTGTACGAGAAGATCGCACAGGCACTGGCACAATTGGCATATTTGGTATGCAACAACGCTATGACTTGAGCAAGGGCTTTCCAGCTGTTACTACCAAAAAACTAGCATTCAAAGCCTGTCTCAGTGAACTACTTTGGTTTATTGAAGGTAGTGGTGATGAACGCAGACTAGCAGAAATACTACACGGTACACGCGATAGTGGTAAACGTACTATATGGACAGACAATGCAACATCACCATATTGGAAACCCAATGCTAAGTTTCCGGGTGATCTAGGTCGTGTATACGGTGTACAGTGGCGTCACTGGCGTACACAATTAAAACGTTGGGTTAGCTCGAGTGAAAGTGAGCCAGTAGAAATAGATCAATTAGCAGAACTTATTCACAATATCAAAACAGATCCGTATGGACGTAGACACATATTAACTGCGTGGAATCCGGGAGAATTAAGCTCTATGGCTCTACCACCGTGTCATTGTTTTGCACAGTTTTACGTAAGTGCAGATAATAAGTTGTCGTGTCAAATGTATCAACGATCATGCGATATGTTTTTAGGCGTGCCTTTTAATATAGCGTCCTACAGCCTGCTAACGCATATGGTAGCCCAAGTGTGTGGCCTTGGGGTAGGCGAGTTTGTTCACGTACTCGGTGACGCACACATATATTTGAATCATGTAGATCAGGTAAAAGAACAACTATCACGTGAACCCTTACCTGCACCACAACTTTGGATCAATCCAGCTGTTACTGATATTACTAAATTTACCATGGAAGACTTTAGACTAGATGGCTATAACTCACTTGCACCAATATCAGCACCAATGGCAGTCTAAGACTGAAAACACTCGACGTGTTCGATTTTTCATCGGCTCAGTGCCTAATAATGAAGCCAGTGAATACGAAATATTTCGTAAGGTGGCAGAAAAATTTAATCTTACGCCGCAGGCACAATGGGTAGAAGACAACGGAGTAAAGTTACAGTGGGCTGCTGACGATAATTATATGCTCGATCTAAAACAAATTGTATTCTACGGTGACGTGTCTCAAATACAATATACAGATTATGCACTAAGATTTTTATAAACTATCTAAGGAATAGAACAATGGCATCACTTAAAGATTTAGTCAAGCAGGCATTAGAAAAGAAACAAGCAGAACAAAACATCACTCATACCAACTTAACCGTTGATACTGGCAAGGGCACACCTAAAGGTAAAGTTGCTAGTAACAAGCCTACTAAAAAATCAGCGGGCCGCGGTAGATGAAATATCTTATCACAGGTGGTGCTGGCTTTATTGGGCACAATGTTACACGTTTCTTAGAAGCACTAGGTCATGAATGTGTTGTAGTAGACACATTTACTAACTACGGTTTTATCCCTACTGCAGAGATTATATACTTGGCTGCGCACAGACGCACTCGCTACACCAGCGAAACGTATAAAATTGATATACGTGACCAAACACGATTAAACAGCTTGTTTGCTACTGAACAGCCAGATGTGATTATTCATATGGCCAGCTTTCCTAGACAAAAAGTAGTAGAACAAGATCCTGCACTAGCCAGTGAAGTTATGACTACTGGGTTGATCAACCTACTAGAATTAAGCAAAGAACATAATATTAAAAAGTTTGTCTATATAAGTTCTAGTATGGTATACGGTGACTTTACCTCAGATGTTACAGAATCAGCTCATTGTACTCCGCAGGGCCAATATGGTATTATGAAATACATGGGCGAGAAACTTGTAGAAGACTATAGTCGACGTGGATGCTTTGAGCATGTGATTATTCGTCCTAGTGCTGTATATGGTGAGTGGGATGTCGAAGACCGTGTGGTCAGTAAGTTCATGCTGGCTGCCATGCGAGGTCAGACTCTTAAGGTGCATGGTCCAGATGAAGTTCTGGACTTTACCTATGTAGAAGATACTGCTCAAGGTATTGTATTGGCCGCAACACTTGATAAGGCCAATGGTAACATCTATAATATCACACGCAGTGAGCAACGTCAATGGACACTTAAAGATGCTGCCGAACTTGCTATTAAAATTGCCGGTCAAGGGCAATTAGTAGTTGGTCCACGAGATTTGAGTTTTCCTAAACGCGGTCAATTAGATATTAGCCGTGCTCAACAAGATTTAGGCTACACACCTACAGTAGATGTAGAACAAGGTTTTTACAAATATTATAACTGGTTTATTAATTCTGAGTATTATAAAATATGATTAAATTAAGTGATTTTCATTATGAGCGCGAACATAGTTTAGATAAATTATGTGCAGGCACATTAACTAGACAGGACTTTATTTTAGGCAAAGCAGTGCGCGACTTTGAAAGCAACTTTGCCGCTTATACACAAGCAGAACATGCTATTGCCGTAGGCAATTGCACAGACGCACTACGATTAAGTTTAGATGCAGTAGGTGTTAAGCCCGGCGACAATGTTATTACTGTAGGACTTACTTGGTTAAGCTCATACGAAGTTATTGCTAACTTAGGTGCAGAGATACGCCTAGTTGATGTTGATCAATATCTAACCATGAACATGGATGATGCCTTGGCTGCTGTAGATAGTCGTACCAAGGCCATAATCGGTGTGGATCTGTTTGGTCAGCCATGTGATTGGGATAAGGTTAAGTTTCCAGTAGCTACTATCAGCGATGCGGCACAGGCCACTGGTGCCAGATATAAAGATCGCATGGTTGGCAGTGTTACTGATCTAACCTGCTTTAGTTTCTATCCTACTAAGAATTTAGGTTGCTTGGGTGATGGTGGTGCAGTTACTACTAACAATGCAGACTATGCCGCTACTATTAAAAAGCTACGCAATCACGGACAAGAAAGTAAATTCAATGTCAGTCATGTAGGATATAATAGTCGATTGGACAGTATACAAGCAGAATTACTTGATAACAAATTACCACATTTAGATCAATGGAACAGTCGTCGCAGAGAAATATCTGCATACTACGACGAACAATTTAAAAACTTGTTTGAGGTTATTCCGCAATTTGCGCAAGGGTACAATGTACGGCATCAATATATTGTATTAAGTGAACAGTCAGAACAAATCGAAGCCGCACTTAAAGCAAAAGATATCGAATCACGTAGATATTACAGCAATCTTGCCTACAAACAGCCTGCATATAATATCAATGCTCAGTTGCCTAATACAGAATATTATAGTCGAATGAATTTAGCCATACCTACACATCAGTTTCTAACTGATAGTGAAGTTGAATTAATTGCCACTACTGTTAAAAGAGAATTCAAATGAAACTAGGCATAGCAGGTGCAGGTTATTGGGGTAGCAAAATTGTTAATAGTGCTAGTAATCAGGCTATTATTGTCATCATGGATATTAAGAACGGCGACAGTTGGCAGAATAAAACATTAGATGCTGTTATTATTGCCACACCAGCCGATCAACATTACACAATGACCAAATGGTATCTTGAACAGGGCATTCACGTATTGTGCGAGAAACCTACTTGTATGAGCGTAGCGGAACAACAAGAATTAAATGAGCTAGCTAGATCACAGGACCTAGTCTACCAAGCTGGTCATATACTTTTATTCCAACCAAACATAGAATATATGTTAAAACTTGTGTCAACATTAAATGTGCGTCACGTAGAAAGTCGCAGACTAAATTGGGGTAGACTACAGACTAATATAGATCTAGCCTGGCACTTGGCTCCGCATGATATCAGTGTAATCGATAAGTTAACCAATAGTTTACCGCTGACTATTGACGGGAACGGTACTCATTTAAATAATAGTCCGCAATATGATTATGCACAATTTGGATTGACATATCCTAATAAAGGTGCTACAATAATATTAGGATGGCAGTGGCCTACTAAAGTTAGAGAATTTGTTATTACCTGTGATGAATGCCAGATATGGTTAGATGACACAGCGTTGCATATTACTGAAGGCGGGTATGCCGAGGGCAATCTTAAAGAAGCAAAGACTTCGGTGGTGCAGCTTAATCCCAAGCAGTCGCCACTAGAAGCGCAGATACAAGACTTTATGCGCTGTGTTGATAGTGGTGATAAGCCAAGAGCAGATATGGATCATATGTTAAGAGTAACACAAACGGTAGAATTAATGTCAAGGAAATTAAATGTATAAACGTATTTTAGCAGTGGGCGCACATCCAGATGATATTGAATTAGGTTGCTTGGGTACGTTATTAAAATTCCGTGATCAAGGTGCAGAATTTGATATTGTAGTAGCACGTAATGACAATGTGCCGCGTCCAAGCGTGTGGCGTGACAAGGATAAAATGGTTGCTGAATATTCAGCAAGTGAACGGGTCATTGGTACTAAGTTTACCTTTCTCAATAATCGATTAGATGCAACTGGTCGCCCTGTATTGGAATGGGATAGTGCCACTGTAGAACAACTTGATTCCTACATGCAGGGCAAAGAGTATGATTTAGTCATCACACACAGCCCGGGCGATCATCATCAGGATCATGTAAATACTTTCCATATCGTCAACAGTAGTCTACGTCGTTATCAAGGCGAACTATGGTGCATGGAAGGCGGACCTTATACTAATCGTAACAAGGAATTCGTACCTAATATATTTGTAGACATTGCTCCATACATCGATACAAAAATTCAAGCTATCCAATGTTATGATAGCTACTTTAGTGATACATTACTGCACAATATCAAAGGCCAATCTGCACTACGTGGACAGATGTTGGGTAGTACCTATGCAGAATCTTTCGAAGTTCGGTATCGTTGTATTAAATGATCAAGCTATTTCAATTAGATCGTATCTGGTCTGAGATCAGACATGCCGCACTTGCCGGTATGGATCTAGTTGCCAGTCAAGGATGGGCTCAAAAAGGTCCTAGCACTTTAGCGTTAGAGCAGTGGTTATGCGATTATAGTGGTCGCAAGCATGCTATCACAGTTGCTAGCTGTACAGACGCCTTACGTTGCATTTTAGAGTACCATTTCCCTGAAGAATCTCTTATAGGTGTACCTAGCTATACATTTATTGCCACAGTTAATGCCATCGAACGAGCCGGACTAGTTCCTATATTCCTTGATGTGGATGCTAACTATCATGTAAAACTAAATGACATTGGCGGATTAAATGGTATTGTAGGTGTTGACCTGTTTGGACTAGCACAAGATTATGATAAGATAGCTGACCTAGACATTCCGTTTGTTATGGATGCTGCACAAAGCATAGAAACGTTTGATAGACAAGGTCGTAGTAGTCTTGCCCAGGGTATAGCCAGTGCAGTTAGCTTTAGTCCAACAAAAACAATTCCAGCATTTGGCAGTGGCGGTGCAATACTAACAGATGATGATGAATTTGCTGTGTGGGCACGTAAGTGGCGCACACATGGTAAGAACATCAATAGCGATGTGGCTATTACTGCTGGTGCTAATAGTATGATGAGTAGCCTAGAAGCGGCACAGGTGTTGTGTTGTGTCGATCATCATCAACAATGGCGTGACCGTAGACAATCCATAGCAGAAGAGTTTATAATAAACATTACCAGTGATAGACTAATTGCTCCCACTACTAGAGGTCAACATACCTGGCATAAATTTATTATTCGATGTGCAGATTTAGAAGTTAGACAGCAATTAAGAGATCATTTAACAGCCCACGGAGTTGATAGTCAAGTGTATTACCAACCACTGGTACACGAAGAAGAATTATATCTGTGTGATGTTGTATTACATAATAGCACATGGTTAAGTGAACGTAGTCTAGGCATACCCTGTCAACACACATTAACCGATGAAGAAATTAACACTATCACTAATGCATTAAGGACATTCAAATGAAAATATTAATTTTAGGCGGACACGGCTTTATTGGTAGTCATACCAGTAGTAAACTCAAAGCATTAGGACATACTATCGGTGTAGTGGACTGCTATCATCAATACTATACATTTCCAGACTGGGAATATAACCCAGTACTGGCACAGCGTATTGCACTAGCTGATGCCGACCAAGTATTCAAAGGACGCATCGAAGATCAGTTGTTTATTAATGGTGTGTTTAATGATTTTAAACCAGATGTTGTTATTCATGTGGCAACATATCCCAATGCTAAGATGGTGCACCGTAATCCTGTTGATGCCGCCAATAACATGGTTAGTGCTACTGCTAACATATTATTAAATTGCACACAACATCACGTTAAACGACTTGTATTTGCGTCTAGTAGTATGGTCTACGGTGAATTTAAAACTGCCGCACCGGATGAAACTGCTGACTGTGATCCATTAACCCTATACGGTAGTTACAAATTGCAAGGTGAGCGTATGGTTAAGATCTGGGCACAGGATCATGACTTAGAATATGTTATTATGCGACCAAGTGCTTTGTATGGTACACGCGATATGGTAGTACGTGTTATAAGTCAAATGGCTGCAGGTTCATTGCGCAATGGTGCTATCACAGTACAGGGTCCAGATAATCGACTAGATTTTAGTTTTGTAGAAGATGTTGCAGGGTATTTTACAGAAGCCGCATTGAATCCGGCAGCAGTTAATCAAATCTTTAACTGTACACGTGGCCGTGGGCGCACTATTTTAGAAGCCGCTGAACTTGTACAACAAAGATTAGGTGGTGAAATTATTATTAAACCACATGATGCGTTTTATCCTAATCGCGATACACTTAACAGCGATAAGATTAAACACATGCTAGACTATACACCTGTATGGGATATCGAACAGGGCATTCCTGCATATCTTGATTGGTTATTAGCGCAGGATTTTATCGATCAACTTCGGGATACAATTCCGCAAACTGCCTAGCTAACCATTCCCATCTAAATGCTTGTTTAAGTGTTTGATGGGAATTTTTATTGGCTGAATAAAAGGCAACACCATCGTTGGCACCTTTTAATATCCATTCAGCATTAGGCCCACGGGCTGTGGTTGTCCATGTGTGTAGTCTATGTTTAGTTTCAATACAGCCAGTTTCTTCATGTATCTGTGCAAGTTTTGCACATTCACGAAATGCACTGCGCCAGGCTTGATACGGAGTTGCGCCTATATGTGCAATAGCACTTAGTTTAGGTATAACAGCATGCGGTGCACTCATAGTATAATCAATACCAAATTCAGTCACAGTCTTAACAAGGTTAACATTGTATAATATAACTCCTGCATAACCATACTCTAATCCGTTGGCTTCATTGTGTGCATAGAATATATAATGCTTGGGCAATTGAAAGTAATCAGGACTAAAATCAAATTCAAACCCAGGATGTATTTCTGTTTTAGCAAATACAGCGTAGTACCATTCAGTTTCGCTTAATTCAGCAGCCGCACGTAGAGCATTTTCCATTCCCTCTACACCATGCAGTCTTTTAGCATTAGGATATTTACTACCTAGCTTGGCCCAGTTAGCATCGGCTTCAACTTCGTCATAACTGATAAAAATAATATCCTGTTGAGGGCTATAAAACGTCGGTATTTTATCAATATATGGATAATAGTATACTTGTGTACTGATATAGTTTTTGGCCTCTCTCGGTGCCAAAACATAGCTATTATCGGGCGTAAACGAGACGATTTTCTTATCTTTTGCGTACCAAATGCTAGGGTTATACACTATACCACGATCTCGTTTACAAAACCAAGTATATGGATGTTTAAACTCGTGTTCGCTAACCGCAGTGATTAAATTATCTCCTTGGTAAGTATGCACGGGCATAGGTAGTCTTGGAACACGCTGTTCTTCACAGTAGTTAATAACGTTGAACCAATCTAACAGAGCAAGTTCAACCATCTGTTGTTTAAATGATTCAACATGTATATAGAATGTATCACCACGAGCTTGGTTAGCACTAGGAAACACATGTATCATTTCTTTCTGCCAGGGTTCCGGTTGCCAACTAAAGTCAAAGCGTGTATAATCACATAGGCTACTGATTATCCATACATGTTCTGTTGAAGCAGTTGACATAATACGCTTAAAGGTATCGAGGTAGTTATCAACATAACGAGTTGATTTGATATCGGGGTGTTTCTTTTGCAGTTGTTCAAGTTGATCATTGTCATTACCGTGATCAACAAAGTATATGTCATGCAGGTCATCAGGAATATACACAGGCTGATCTGTGACAAAATGCAGATTAGGAAACTCTTCTAGATTCCGAGCCCACGCCCTACAGCGAGTAAATTCACTGCGATTAATTAAGTAGGTATCGCTCCACTTTTGATGCTGTGATCCAAACACATGCATCATGTGGCCTTGCCAAGGTTCAGCGTGCCAACTAAAGTTAAAGTCTGTGTAAATGTTTTCACTACTGACTATCCAAAACTTACTGGTCTTACTGCGTGTAACACATCGAGCAATAGTATCCATCATTGAATTGGCATAGCGTATCTTTTGTGCATGCGGATATTCATCTACTAACATTTCATAACGCACAGCCGCGCTGGCATTGCTTTTATCAATAAAGAATATGTCCAAGACCTGTATAGCATTGCCCGTCTTAGTGGGCATCATGTCCACAAACTTGACATCGACTGCACCAGGCACTGTATAGGTTAATCCAGAACTCACTTGGAACTCTGAACTAAAGTGATAGATGTAAGGAGGATGGTCAGGATCAGGTCGCCAGGTAAAATCAATATCTTCAGCATTAATTTCTTCTGGTACAGTCCATAATTCTAACTGTGGATTAAACTCTGCTGTAAAGTCGTATAGGTATTTTACTTCTGCGGCACCTGGTACGCAATACCGTGGTCCATCTACTTGCTCGCGCCCCCACTTAACAGGAAACTGATAGATGTAAGGAGGATCCAATGGATCTGGTGCCCACCGTTGATCTACACTAGCAGGGTCACAGTCACGATAATCCCAATAATCTAAGTTGGGTAGTCGATGTGTATAGGTGTCTGAATGGTAATTATGTATACGATCTTGTATAGTATATTTGTTAGCAAAATATACACCTCCGTCAACCTGCCATTGATTTGGCCATGTGTGTATTTGATGTTCTTCCCAAGGCACTGCCTGAAAATTAAAATCAAATCCTGTGTAATCATTTTGTCCATCGACGAACCAAAAAAACTTAGTACGACTTAAACTAGCAGCTTCCGCTAGTGTATCAGCTGGCAGTTCAAATGGAAATAAGCCAGGCTTTGGGCCCGTGTAGAACACATCAAACATCTAGTTGCTCTACGTCAATACCCGAAGATTTAAGGAAATTAATCCCGGAATTATCGCGGTAAGCAGTAGCATAGAATACTCGTTTAATACCACTCTGATATATGAGCTTGGCACAATCCAAGCAAGGACTATGAGTAACAAATAAATCAGCATCAAGACCAGACTCAGTACTTCTAGCCAATTTCGCAAGTGCGTTAGTTTCTGCATGTAATACCTCCGGTCTAGTTTTAATATTTCCATCTTCTAAATCATATTCACAGTTGTTGTCCCATCCACTGGGCATACCGTTGTAGCCAATTGATACAATTCTATCATCTTTAACTACAAGTGCGCCCACTTTAAGTCTACGTGCTGTGCTTAGTTCAGCGTAGATATGTGCGGCTCGCATGTGTGCTGTTTGGTGTTTAGGCTTCATTTATTTCCTTGGCAATAATAGCTGCCCAACGTGCGGCATCTTGTTCTGTTACCCGTATATCGTAATGCTCCGGTGGCTCAAATACTTTATTTGTATCTTCGAATCTACCTAGTTTAATTGTATCTATCCATACAACATAGTCAGCATCAAAGATATCACGTATCTCTTTGGTAGGAGCAACAAAGTCACATACAATGTGACCGTTGCTGTCATCGGCTAACTTTTTCATACGTGTTGCCTGACGTAGTCTGCCTTCTTCAGAAAAATCCCAATCATTATACTTGCTTCTAACTGCATCAGCATTGTACCATATACAATCTATCAATGTTGATAATGCATGTGCTAGTGTAGTTTTACCCGAGCCTGGCAGACCACAAATTAATATTCTCATGATAAAACACGAACTCCGTATAATTCTTCAAAGCGATCTGCGTCAGCGCGATCATTTACCATGGGCTCGCCTCTGATGTTTAAACTTGTATTAAGCAACATCGGGCAACCCGTCCAAGTATACCATAAGCATAATAGTTCACGTATACCACTGCCATCTCGTGGAACAGTCTGTACTCGACTTGTACCATCAACATGTATTATAGCAGGAAATTCATCAGGACGCAAGCATTTTGCAGTTGTCTGCATATATCTGCTTGTGGCAAAGCCGTTGGGCATTTCAAAATATTCATCGGCGAATTCTTCAAGTATGATAGGAGCAAAAGGTCTAAACTTTTGTCTATGTTTAATTAAGTTAACTCGATCTTTAATATCATGACCGCGCGGGTCCGCCAATAGGCTACGATTACCCAATGCTCTTGGTCCAAATTCTGCACGACCGCTAGCAACACCAACGATCTTATTGGTCATTAATTCGGAGACAACATCGGTGACAGGATAAGGGCCACTAATATTATGGCCAAGAAAAGCATTATTCCAATTAAGTCGACCCCCGTGTGCCAAGGCCGCCGCTCCAAGGCTGCTACCAGCATCACCAGGATTAGGCATAATCCATATTTCATCAAAGTATTCTCCCAAGTCTCTATTAGCACTACAATTAAGAGCAACGCCACCAGCATATACTAAATTACGGTTAGGTGCTAACTTCATTGCCTTGTACATAATATTATGTATCAATTGTTCCGCTAATGTCTGAGCTGCCGCGGCAATTTCGAAGTCGTTCCAGCGAGCTCGCATGTCATTCTCGGGCAGGCCGATATGTAGATTGTGTTTTAATGTCAGATCAAACTCGTGATCAACTAACCAATTAGAAAGTTCGTCACTCAATCGTCCTGTATTTTTTTGTGCCCAACCAGCCATGCCCATTAGAATGTATTCTTCGTCTAAGGGTTTAAGTCCAACTTCTTTGGTAAACGCACTGTACATCAAGCCGATACTGTGTGGGTATAATTGGCGCCATACTCTTGTATATTGTGCCTTACCATTGACATACTTTGCTGTCCAAATACTAATAGTGTCCCACTCACCGATAGCATCAATTACCACAACTGTTGCATTGTCAAACGGACTTGTTTGAAAGCCTGCGGCCGCATGACTTAAATGATGATTGTATGTTTTAAGTGGAATGTCTCGATGATTGAACCACGGTGCAGCCTTGGAAATCATATTGCGTACACTCCAGCCTTTGGTTAGCTCACTGTATTGGCCAGCGTAGAGTTGACGTGTCTTCTTAACCCAAGGTCTTTCATAGTAGGCTATTTGATGTGGATATGCACCCGATTCTAAAATTGCATCTGCTAGTAAACTTGAACATAAGTTTGGGTCATGTTTAATTTTGCTGTAGCGTTCACTATGCCCAGCAAATACAATTTCGTCATTTTGAATGACTGTTACAGCTGCGTCATGAAACCCAGCCGAGATGCCTAATATATTCATAAATTTTATCCGCTACTATTGTATGTCCTGCTGCTAAAAAGTGACCGTTTGGTCCTTTGGGAGTGCCAAATGTCCACTCCATCATCGATTCATTTGGCCATCCAATAAAATATTGAGTATCGATTCGATTAATCGTAGATGCAAACTTTTCCATGTATGAATCTTCTGATAGTTTATTCCAATTAATCTGCGTATTAAGCATAAGCAATTTTTTGCCTAGGTGATCTGCATAAGTTTGTAATAAAATTATATTCAATAGATATTGTTTATACAAATATTCATCGTTGTGGTGACGATTTATATAATTTAACAACTCCATTCTATATGCAATATTATTAGTAAACGCCACGCCACGATGTCCGGGCCATGTATCAAAAATGCCATGCTCGTCGGCAAATTCAATACGGGCAAAATGACTCCAGGCGACGATAATTAAATCATAATCTCTAGCATGTTCTACTACATTTCGAACCATGCTGGTATTACCTGTAGCAGGCTTTCCTAAATTTGTTAACTCACAGGATAACTTATTTTGTAATACATACGGCCATGCCTGCTGAATATCAACTAGTTCATCGCCGTAGGTAAAGCTATCGCCAATGGTTAATATTCGCATTACTTATAGATAAATGGATCACGCTTACGTAATGCTTTTAATTTTTTACGATAAGTTATTTCTAATTTAATTCTGTTATATAAAGTCTTTAACCAATTCATTGTAGTTCTCCCGAATATACTTTGCAGCATCAATGTGCGCTGGTTCTAATGGATGAGTTGTGGCAAATGGATATTTAAAATCTCGAGCCCATGTAAAAAATCCTTGATTATTCGGAAAGGTTGCCCATCGATCGAAATCAAGTTGATTATACAATGTTATTATATTTTCATCATTCATTAGATATGTACAGTTATTTAACAATGCTTCATCAACCATGGAAAATATATATGGTATCTTTTTTAACTGTAGGTATTGCTGTAACATAATTATTTCTACTAGTGAATTGTATGTTTCCCAATAGGCAGTTGAACCAACATGTTTGTAAAATGTTTTAGCAAAATCTGCTGTGCCTGTTTGTTTGGCTCGTAGCAAATGATTAGTATGATGTTGTAATATTGTTGTATTATCAGTTTTAAATTCTTTTTTTATGTCTTCTACATTATCTATTATAGACCAAGGGTTTAAATTATACCAGTTACCCCATCGTTCTCCTGTGTTATAATCAAATCTAAATTCGTATCTACCAGGAAATGTCCATGTTACTATTACCAACCCTACGTCTAACAGACTTTCACAGCTATTCATTACAGTACGTCGAATTGCACTGTTACTAAATCCCGGGTAGGCTGCACATTCATAGTGCATACCAAAGTCTCGAGCTAGTAGTGCAGGAAAAGTACTCTGACTGACAATCGGGTATGCTGGTTCTGTACCGTTAGGGTCATGTGGCGACACTCCATCAGCAAGTTCACTACCATAGGTAAAACTATCGCCGCCGGATAATAAAATCATTAGGCTATTTGTCCTCGTTTAATCTGTAGTATCTGTTGATCTCGATAATCAGAATCTGACCAATTATATTCATAAATGGCAGACGCTTGACTAGTTCTCAACTTATATACGTTTAGATGTAGGCCCAGTTGTGACCATATTACATTATGGTCTTGTGATCCGAATGTTCGCTGTAGATCAACCTGTCCTACCTGTGGGTGTCCTATAGTTAATGATTTATCGTCGGGGTCGAATCCATTGTCTATTAACCATTGAGTAAAATCTGCTAATTCTTTTTTCATCCAATCGTACTGGCCCGGACTAATTGCCCATTCAATATCAAAATCACCTGCTGCTTCTGTTTGCGAGCGCATTGCTGATGTAGTCAATTCATCAATCCTATGGCCTGCACCGCCTTCATCACGAAAGACTTCATAATGATGTTTGCCAATAGCTTTATTAACTCCTACAAATACGCCGCCAGCCGGACGATTTAAACTTTCAATTCCAAATAATTCAAAATCGTCCGCGTCTAATACAAAGCGTGGTGCATTTAACCAACACATCAATTGACTAGGACGACGCCATTCGGGTGCATGCACAGCTTTGCGCATGCTTAGTACTAGAGATTCGTATTCGTGACATAATAAATTTAACTGTCGGATATGCCATTTTGTACTGTCATCAGCTTGATTGTAATAACCCGACATGTGACCGCTAACTCCCTGCAGATCTTCGAAATATCTATGTAGTTGATTTAATTTATCGTGTACTAGTTTTCCGCCTTCGAGAAATTCGCCAATCTCTCCCGGCACTATGGTATTAGCCACCGTGAAATGATCGTTGATATGATAGCCGAGATTTGCCTGATTAATTGCTGCAATTGATTGATTAATTTGATCAGTTATATATTCTGCATTACGTTCAGATTCAACAAATCCATGAAAACAAAAATTCTTCTCAAGGTGATAGTTCTTTTCTATTAGATTGTTTAATGCCGATAACCATTTACGGCCGAGCGAACTGTCAAATACATCAATATATACTGTCAGTAATTCTCCTGTTGCATCATTCTTTAGATCAATTTCAAGTTGATCAAGCAATGTTTTGGTACCATTCATATACAGCCGGTCTCTCTTTTAATATGTCTGCTAGTGTAAGTGTATCATTACGTATACTTTCTAGTCGTAGCACACGAGCCTTGCCCTCTGCAAGACTTACTTTGTATATATCGGGCCATTGCTCGTCAAACGTTGGTCGTGATTTTAACTGCACAAGTATATCCTGCATTGCTCCAGAAGTTTGTGGGATTAGCTCATCTAACCATGGATGTAATAACTCGCGTGGGAGTGCAAGTGGACTAAGGATAATATCAGGGCTAAAGCTAAAAACAACCTTAGCCAAGATATCTACGTTTTCTTTTTCAGCAAGCTGGGTAATGTTTGTGACTTCAAACATGCCGGGCAGTGTGAGAGTGAAGTCAATTCGCATTTGGCGTCTGTGACTTGCAATTCTAACTCCTTCACGGAAGTTTGTAAGCCATGAATTATAGTCAAGTCCTGTTCTAATATATTCTCCAATTTCTTGCGTACCATCAAGACTTGCACATATCTGCCAATCACGTAGCCCACTAAGAATATCAGTATACAGATTGGCCCCACGGTAAGTGACACGGCTGAGGTTTGTGTTGTAACGAGCATAGACATTTTTACCATCTCCTAATTCAACAATGCGTCGCATATAACGCCAATGTTGTTCATACATTAGTGGCTCTCCACCTACCCAATATACTTCTTCTACTTGATGATTTTCAACAGCTTCAGCAAACTCTTTTTCAATTTGATTGTCTTGGAATGCTGATATTTGATCTCTTATTTCTGGTAGCATCCAATTATTCTTTGGATTACTCCAGTTGATCATGTTGTGTTGTCTCTGTTCAGTTTCCCATGCGCTAGACAACATATCACCGCACATACGACACTTGAAGTTACATAGATTGCTAAATCGATAATCCCAACTGACTGGGCGCATTGTGGTAGCACCGTCTGCGTCTGTTGTGTCCCATATACTATCATACTTATGACCAAACATGCTATCAAAATAACTACGGTAAACGGATGTGTTTAACAATTTGTCATTGCACACTTCGCACTCAGGTAGTGTTTCACCTGCCATCATACGCTGGCGCACTGACTTCATGTGCTCGCTATTCCAATGTTCTTCAAGTGTAATAGGAATATACTTACCAGTGCCGGCCTTGGTATCTATATACTGTTCAAAGTTCTGCGCAGGCTCGCGACTAGCACAACACATACGTCGCTCAGTCTGCGGACTAAGATATGTATGTACCCAAGGTGCTAGACAAAGTGTTTGCGGTTTATCCATTTAAATCCCAATTGGGGAATATATCTGCAAATTTTATTTTCGACGTGGTATCTTCAAGTTTGACTTTGTCAGCTAGTTGAGGTAACAATGATTTATCATATACCGTAGAGTTAATGATATTAATTATCTGTTGTTTAAGTGGGTGATCAGTTGCTTGATCAATCCAATTAGTTCGTTGTTCGTCGTTTAATACAGCTAGTGATAAACAAGGATTATTTCCCACAGGAGTTAAAATTACCGTAGGTTTTTTATCTAATACATACTGTGGCAATGTAGAAAACCATGTGAGAAATTCATTAAAGCCCCATATACTAACTGCTGTGACAACATAATTTATTACAATATTGTCGGCGGCAGTCATCCATTGTTCGGCTACCTGTTTTGCAATTTTCCATTTAATTGGTCTTCTCTGATATTCAAAATATGACCCGGTGCCGTCTATGCTCAGGGTAATCGACAGGATGTCAAATAATTTTAATTTATCTAATAGACTCGGATCTAATTTACTTGCATTTGTATTTAGACTAATAGAAATATTTTTTGAGATTCCTTTATTAATATAGTAATCTAAAATTTTATAAGTAGATGGATGTATAGTCGGTTCGCCACCGAGCAAAGTCAGCGTCTTGATGTTCAAGTACGGTAAATCATCAATGTTATCGTTAGCACGTTGTATAGTATGAATTTTATGAAATTTACTATTATGATGCTTTAACCAATTATTTCGTTTGCTACTAGACATACCATTACATATGATACATTCGGCATTACAATAATTGCCTATGTTAATCGACAACTGATTAACTTCTGCCGTAGAATATACATCGTCATCAAATGATAGTTTACCACCAGCGGCGGCATTGAAATCAAGTCTTGGGCTAGGCATCGCATGCTGTTCGTTATGCCAGCAATACTTACAAGCTAGGGCTTGTTCTCCGTCTATAAATGATTGTTTAAGACCTGCTATGTCTGCTTCAGTTTCAATATTAGTAGTAAAACAACAAGGTGACATTTCACCGATAGGATTAATATACCTATTCATCCATGGTGCTGAACAAAATGTATTAGATGGTGTCATGATATCCCATTGCTAGTGCAATTTCTCTATGTGTGGTTAACATGCTTTGATTACGGTATTGATCAGTTTCCTGCATCTTACGTAGGAATTCAGTGCCATCACTGCCCGAGCCGTTTTCAATAAACTGAATTATTTTATCGATCTCAACACGATGTTTAACTGTGAATGGATAAGCAGTTAATCGATCTATAACTAATCGTTGCGCCGCAGGTGTCATACGGTTAATACACATAACATGTGGGTCATGTAGCATATTAAAATGCACCATGTCAAAATCCTGGGTATTGACCCAATCACATAGTTCAGGTAGATAATAAACATTTTGTATGTTCACAGTCATGCAGACCTGTGTGGCAATTAAATCAGTGCGCATGGCATTAAATTTCACAACATTGGCTGTTACTTCTTCCCACACTGCGCCATAACGTTCATATTCAAAACGTGCTTCGGTGTTGTCAATGCTAACTGCAATTTCAACATTTCTAAATTTACTCCATAGGGCAACTTCTTCATCGTTAGGATACACAGTGCCGTTGGTATTGTAATGTATATCAATACGACTACTGTAACCGTGCTCCACTGCATAACGCAATAGTTTAAAGTGTTCTTCAATTAAGAATGGTTCACCACCAGTGAATTCAAAATACTTAATGTTTGGCAGTAGTGCTTTTAAGTTATCCCAAAATATATCATTGTCTCTGGGCCACGTACCTTCTTGTAGGAACATGTATGCTCCGTGTTGCTTACGGTCATATCCTTCCACGTCTTTATATTTTATAGCTTCGTAGTCAATTTCTTCCTTGGCCCATTTACTACTGCTCCAACTGCCGCAGATACGACATTTAAGATTACAAATATTACCCAGTTTAAGATCAATGAACCATAGTTGATCAGGTGTATCATTACGCCAGTCTACAATAGGATAAAACTCTTTAAGTCTAATTCTACTGTTGATACGTTTACTAACTATACCAGCATCTTCTTCACTCCAACAACGATTACACGTCGCTGGTTTTTCACCGCGGCGGAATTGTTGGCGCAGGTCCTGCATGTATTCACTATTATAAATCTCAGCCAATGAACTTTCTCTAAGTTTATACGGAGTACCATCACTCTTGGTAATTTCGTCTTTGGCTAGACAACATGGACGAGCTGTACCCACTGGACTTGCTTCTATACTAACCCAGGGTAACATACAGATATTATCATGCGTCTTGTTAATGCCTAAATGATCACGCAACTCTTGATACTCAGGGAATACTTCTTCAAAAGTTTCCTTACGCATCTCGTCTGTTTGATCATTGACCTTAAAGAATTCTTTTAATAAATGACTCTTATCATCTTGATACATAAATGTGATAATAGCTCGATAACCGGACACTGCTCGCTGTAATTGATCCTGTGGTTCTAGCCATGCAATATGTTCTTCGACTCGTTGCTTAATACGATCTTTAAATTGTATAGGCAACACGTCAATACGATCACGCTCTGGACTCTGTAAAATGTTTACGTTCCAATCCTTGGCTTTAATCAGGCCAAGCTCGACCCATTCTTTATGGAATTCTGTTAAATGCCAGGCATTGAGTATACTGACTGTACTACTAACATAAAAGTCAACATTGGGGCAAATTTCAATCATTTTGCGACGATTTTCTACTGTTTCTGCCCAGTCTTGACCCTTGCGAATGTATTCTCCACGAAGATATGAATCATCTAAACTAGCACCTACACTTACCACATCAAACAGTTTCCAATACTCAAATACCATCTTATCTTTAAGACGCATATGACTAAAGTTTGTGTTATAGACTAGTCTAACATGGAACATTTCACGACGCACTAGTTCTTCTAAGATGCGATAGTGTTCTTCCATGATCAGTGGTTCGCCACCAGCAAAGTATATCTGTTCGAGGTACGGAATATGCTCCTGCATCTGTTCCCACATATCATTTTTATCTTTACCAGAAAACATAATTTGCGGATGATTTAATTTACCAAACAGTTTAGTTTCTTCCGCAAACCAACTGCTGCTGAACAAGCTACCGCAGGTGCGGCAACTGAAGTTACATAGATTAGAGAAGCGTATGTCATAGTAGCGTAGTTTAAAGTCATCTAAACTGCCATCGGCATTAGTTTTATCTGCCAGGGCAATATGATGGCCAAAGTTTTTGTTTTGACTGTTACGCATACTAAAGAACCCGTTGTCTTCTTGTTCGTAACAACGAGTACATTCTTTACTCGGCTTGTCTTCAAGCATGTTTATGCGCATCTGTTTATATGGAGTGCCGTTCCATACTTCGGCCATGGTGTTTTCTTTAAAGTTGCCAATTGGCAAATGCATTTCACCCAGACAGCAAGGGTATGCACGACCGTCAGGGATACTGTGCATGTGTGTCCATGGTATCATACAGAAATGTTTACTTTCTATTAATTTATATGTATGATCTTCTGTTAAATCATCTTCATGTATATACACAGGTTTACGAGTATTGTAATTGTGATTTTTATGATGTACTGTTAATTTCTTGCTTGGCTCATCGCTCATAGTGTGTCGTACCAGTCCGCTAATTGTGTAAATGTATATTTAAAGTCTAGACCACGCCGCTGGTCGTATTGCTGATAAAAGTTCTTAAAGTCACGTTGTAAAATCTCACGTGATAGTGCTCCACTGTGTGGGCTGTCTACAGTCTGTAAGTACTCAATCAATCTAGTCAATTGATTATATTCAGATTCGTGTAGTTCACTGTGTGCCGCTTCGCCAAATTGTTGTAGGTCTTCGGCCATTTGTTCACGTATCTCCATAGGCAAGATCAACGGACTTTGGAAACTAGGGAATCGTAAGATGTTTAGACTAAAGTTAATTGCATCCTTGCCATAAGTGCGTTTAAGTTTTACTATCATCCATAACAAATCAGTAAGGCTTAGTAAGCATAGAGCATTGATGGTACACATAACATGTAGGCCTCGCAGTTTCTTGCTATCCAATAGATACTGTACATTGCTAACCCATTGATCCCAATCCAAGCCATCACGTATATACATTGCATGACGGCCCCACGATTCATTGCTAGTGTACAAATCCAATTCGATACCTTGTGTAGCATCTAATAACCTCTCTAATTTATCTTTCTCAAATCCTAAATTACTATTGATAGCAAGACGTGTAGTACTTTGTCCTTTGTTCTTTTGAAACCATTCTATTAGACGCCAGGTGTATCCTGACATTAACGGTTCGCCACCTGTGATGCGCAGTTCTTTTAACGTCTTGTGCAGGTCTGTTTCCCACCATTTGAAGAACGCTTCGACATAAGGATTAACTTCATCGAGCTTAAACAATTGATTGCTATCATGAGTATGAGTAAAGTGGTTACGTCCATCCGACACCAAATCGGTGTAGGCACCGTTATTCCGAATGTCTTTAACCCAAGTAGTGCTAAATGCAGGGTTACAGTAGCTACAAGCAAACTGACAAGTGCGGTCAAAGGCGATTTCCAAAGTCCGGAGGTTAACATCTTGATCCGAAGGTAAATTGTATGCATAGTTTAAATCCTCATCGTTATAAATTACAGTTTTGTACACACGATCACTAATAGGAGTTGGTACATCAACCCCATCATACTTAGGATCTTTATACATGTCTTCAATCTTCCAGCAGTATTCGCATCCGCTAGGACGATCACCTACCTGCATCTGTTTACGCTCTAATTTCTTTTGCGGAGTGTTATGGATAGCACTGGGATTAGTTTTAATTGCTTCTAGGTCAATAGCATGCGGCAATGGGTGATGACAGCTGGTAGTCTGTCCTGACCCTAACCATATAGTAGCGTTATACCATTTAGCCGCGCAGAATGATTCTGACTTAATGTCAATTACTCTGCGCTTATATTCTAAATCTGTTTCGTTAGCTATTTTCGGCATGATATTTGCACTCCTGCCAAAACTCTTTCATTTGTGGGAACGTTTCCAAAAATATTAATCCTCTGCGTTTATCGTATTCATTGAAGAACTTATAAAAGTCTGCTCTTTGTATTGTAACATAGTCTGCGGCAAGTTCGCAACCTTGTTTCATCCATTCAACATTACGTTCCATACGTTGTATTTCATAATCTTTAAAGCCTTCGAAGTTATCAGCTGTTTCGTCTGCCTGATTTGCTCGCATAAAGGTAACAACATCTTCTAATATGCGAACATAACTTGCTGGTAATATTTGTAAACTTTGATATGTTGGACTGCGTAACAACGGTGTATCAAACCATACACGTTGATAGGTCGAACTGTATTTTTTACGCATCTCTAATATCGATTCAAGTAATTGTCGCAATCCTAGTATGTTTAAATTATTCATTGTGATAATAAACGTTAGACTATTGCGATAAGGAATGTCAGTTAGAAATTGATGCGCATAAGACATACATCTAAAATAATGTAGACCGTCGCGAATATATTCTGCATGCTCGCTGTTGCCTGTGTCTAGGCTAACATACTGCATAAAATGTTCAATGCGTTCACCTTCACATAGTTGCTTAACTTTATCTATGTATTTCTTAAACAGATTACTATCCACACTAAAGTTACTGGTTACGTCAACGTGTAGATCACTCTTAGGCAGGGCAAGTATGTAATCAAACACACGATGCGTATTCTTATCCATCAGGGGTTCGCCACCCGTCATACGGAAGTGTTTTAAACTGCCGTACAGTTCTGGCCACCAACGCCAAAATGCTTCTACATAGGGATTTTCCGCACGTACAGGAATAGGCTTACGTCTGCCTTCAAAATGTTCAGGTGCATTGTGTGGAGTGCTAGTAGGATATGCTCCCCATCGGTCAATATCTTTGCCCCACTCTGTACTATACTGTGGACTGCAATAGCTACAGGCTAGGTTACAGCCGTGACTGAAGTTTACTTCAACATAACTTGGTACAACGTCTTGATCCCAAGGTGCATTTACTATAGTTTCGTAGTGTTCAGCTGCCCATGGCTCACCACTACGATAGTGTCTATCACTTAGTTGCTTATTGTCTTCTGCACTCCAACAGTAGCTACATTCTGTTGGACGTTGTTGCTCTAACATAAGTTTACGCTGTTGTTTTTTATGTGCTGTATTGTGTAAGGCACCCGGGTTAAACACTAGCGGTGCACTATCAATTTCATGTAACGGTGGATGATAGCAACTATTAGTAAGTCCTGTAGGCAAGTGTAGACTTACCTGTTGCCATTTAGCCAAGCAGAGTGCAGGACCTAACTTGTCCTTCATTTCTTCTGCCGTTGACATAAAGTCGCTTTTAGTTTTCATAATGCGGAATGATTCTTGTAACCTGCTTGTTATATTGTTGAGCTATTAATAACTGACGATTATATTCTATAGTGTGTTGCATTTTAATATTTAACTCTACCAACTCTGCTGTTGATAATTTTGCCAGACGATCAATTAATTCTAAGATAGCAAGATATCGTGCTTTACCATCTGCGTTATCATATAGCTCGGGCCAATATTCATCAAACGTTTTAAATCCTATTTGTTTTAAATAGCCAAGATAAAATTTAGATGCCATGACAATAAAAGGTTTTCTACACAATATTGCACGTGCAATCTTTTCAGTAGGATAAAATGTATTACCTAAAGTCGTAGCTTCAACTACAATATCTACAAAAATATTTTTGTATAGATTATTAAGATCACTATTGTAATCATAACTACCAGTGGTGTACTCGTATGCAGGTATAGGTTGAAAATATTGTTCTTTATTTTGTACTAACTGATCTAATTTAGCTGCGCCAGTTGTATCCCAGGCAAATAGTTTTTGTATATCAACTAACTTGCGTGTGTCTTCACTGTCTGTGTTAAATCTTAATTGTAATAAACTTTTGTCATTATAATGTTGCGCTAAATGGCCTGCAATGCCAACCCGAGGTGCACTAGGTCTTCCGTAAAAACATCCAAATATTTTTGTTTGATTCCACGTATAGTCATTTGATGTTTTAAATTTTCTAGATTGTTTTAACCAATATGCCCAATTAATAACAATTCTATATCTATCGTGGCATTCAACAGCATTAGCAGTGACAATAGTAACTGAGGTAAATGTAAATAAATCGAGTATTGCATACACTCCACAAAATTGCAAGCAATGTGATTCTTGATTTACAATTAACTTAATATCTGTATGTTCGTGATCACGGCAGAATTTAATAAATGGAGTAATATTGTGCAACTGATCATTTTCTAATTGTAGTGTATACGTATTCATTGCAGTTGCTCTAATAGATAATCAGCCCATACTCGATGACCTTCAGCAAGTGGATGATTGATTCCTCTAAAATAACAGGAGTCTGATACTAATTGTTTTCGTGTCATTGCTGATTCAGTTAATCCACACATCCACTGCAATAATAAAGTTCGATCTATATCTGGTTTAAATCCAGTAATGATTCCGGGCAGTTTGTCCAATACCCAATGCGACATAATATAACAATGACCGAGATATTCTTGATTAATTATTTGTTCGCTGTATACCTGCAGCCAACTTTTAGATAAGATTGTTATAGCTGGATTCATGCCAATAGGATCAACAAAGTTAGTACCCACTATTACTTTAACGTGTTGATATTTTGCAGCTAATTCAACTATTGAATCCTGTTGTAGTCCATTATGATATTTTATAATAGAATCAAACTTATCAACTGAATCAAATGTTTGGTTACTAAACCACGTGACATAATCGTTGTGTTTGTCAAACGGTCCATCGAATGTTCGACATGCTTCGGTAAATGTGCATATGATTATAATATTAGTATAATCCAATTGCGGAATAAGGGTGTCTAATTCTGTTATTTTATTAATTATATATAAATTACAAGTACCACTCTGTCCCAGGCTTAAGAAGTCGGCACCCAAGTTAGATGCAACGATGTTTCCATACATCTTGTCTAATCTTTCCTGAGACATTGCATAATCATCTAGACAAATATCAGCACCAAATGTCCAGCTGTCACCAATGGTAACCACTAATGTATTTGAATTTCGATCAATGAAATTATATGGATAAACAGGATAAGTTCGCCAAACTTCTGGGATATATGAAAAATACTTTACTAAATTAGTATCGTGTAATCTCATTCTCTCGACATTATACCTTTGTTCTTAAATACGCTCTTGTAGTGATGTTTGAAAAATCTACTCTGCGCCGCTGTAAAATGCGGAGCAGGCAATCCTAATTTTACACTTAATGTATGTGACATTTCGTTACATTCTTCTACTAGATTTAATACTTTGTTTTGCTCCCAGATACGATTCAGTGCATCAAAGTCCTGTACTTCTCTGTAGTCCCAATCCGTAATCATGGTCATATATGTGCCTAGTTTAGCACCATACATAGCCCAGTCACCATTCTCTACATCCATGCCCACATTGTGCCATATGCTCAAGTGATCATAGTTGCGTGCGTGTACACGTCGCTCAAATTCACCAAGGCTTGGCTTTGTGCCACGATCCAAGCACATCTTAACACCTTCACGGAATCCAGCTCGCCAGGCTTGATATGAACTTTGATTTGGGTATGTTGTACTGTAGCAATCATTCATTGCCCAAT